ACCGTTTGGTGCACCATATTTGTGAGCGCCCTCAAATTCAAGAGGAGATGACCACGCAAATTGCCGACGCACTGAAACAATATGCCAAGACTGATAATATTGCTATTGTGGTCAAAGCAGAACATTTCTGTATGACACAGCGTGGAGTGCGGGAACACTCTAGTGATATGACCACAGCAATCATGATGGGTGCATTTGAGAAGGATCCTGCATTGAAGAAAGAATTTTACGACATCTGTTTGAGCATGAAAGGCCACAGCGGTAACTAATCATGAAAACGGTCACTCTTGGTGCGGTCTCTTTTGCAGGAAGTTTTAATTATTACGACTCTCCCAACAGTTGGATGGTTGTAAGTCAACTATACGCTCAAGACATCAATGGTGATGGTGTTGACGAAATTATGTTTGCTGGATTTGAAACTCCAGCAAACACATCAACGTACCATCACACTACTTCGGTGCATATTTTTGGATGGCAAAGTGGTAAGCTGCAAGATATTACCGGCCAGTGGCTCCCGTCCAACAAAGTCGAAGGTGTCGATGACGTAGCGTATGGAGATTTCAATGGTGATCATAAAGTTGATGCAATACTTGCAACCTACACTAATCTAAATTCACCAACTCATACCTATGCACTAATGAATCAAGGTGATCATTTCGATAAAATTGATCTTGGCCAAGCACAGCTACAACACGGCATAACAGTATACGACATTAATCATGATGGGTATGATGATGTTGTTACTACTGGATTTGGGCGATCTAATGGATCAACGACGGTGTACATGGGATCAGTGGCTGGACTAATTTCATATACAATATCAGCACAATCAAAGTATAACACAGGTGGTGCCGGAATTGCACTTGGGGATTTTTTGGGTAATGGAACCACCACTGCGGTAATCACTGACCATCAAACTAGTTTAATACATGCCGCTGCCGACACTATATTGATGCAGTTAAAATTAAATGTATCAAATCATACGTTTGATCTTACACCAATCTCAACCCTACCTGTGCCGCTGTTAGAAAACAGTGCTGTAAACCCAGGAGGACAAAGTCTTGATGCTCGCGCAAAAACTATTGATTTTAACCAGGATAGTTTACTTGATGTAATAGTATTCAGTCGCGCTGGATGGAACGGGACCTCTTGGCCTGAATTGTCGGCGGTGCAATTTCTAAAGAATCTCGGTGGTGGCAAGTTTGACGACGTAACCAGCATGATGTTGGCTGGATATAAAAATGACACCGGTGTAGCATATTCCCCAATTTTTAGTGATTTTAACGACGACGGACTTATAGACATATTCCTAAGTTCGCAAACTTTTTCATCGCCGCATGACTCAACAACATTACTGTTGCAGCAGCTCAATGGGTCATTCCTTGACACCGGTCGTAGTACACTGTCGGCTGCAATTGCCCCCGGCGCTGGCCAAGCTACACTTGCACATGGTCCAGACGGTAAGACATTTCTAGTTACAGAGAAGGTAAGTCAAGCTTCTCCAACCGGGGGACTAGTTAGTATTGTTTCATCGCAAGAGATGACAATTGGAGAAGAATTACCGATCGTTTTAAATCCATACCTAATTAACGGCAAGTGGACTGTGGTTGTTCCAGATCCAGCAAATTGGGCTACAATGGGCGCTGCTGATAGAGATACAATTCGTCCTTATCTAAATCCGCAAAATGCATTTGCTGTACAGTTGGCATTGAATACTGAACAACGTGCCCAAATAGTTGCAGAAAATGCAGCGTGGGTAGCCCAAGGACATACTTTAAGTTTAGTAGGATCATACTATGATGCAACTTACTTTAATAATGACACTTGGAATAACAATGTTCCTACTGCAACTGACTGGGCACAGATGGGCGCAGCTAATCGAGATATAATTCGAGCACTGCTAACTATGCCCAAGGCTCTTGCGATACGCGACCAAGTTACACAAGAACAGTGGTTAACAATTGTTGAAGAAAACACATCGTGGGCACAACAAGGACATACGTTACATGCAGTAGGATCTGCGATCCCAGCCCCCACTCAGTCCCCAACCGGTCTTCATGTTGATAATACAGTTGTTGATTATGTTAATCTAAATACTGATCACACTTATCAGATAGACTCAGGAATACGCCCAACTAACTGTGATTGGGCTTGAGCGGGCTTGTATAATCTAGATGTAGTGTGTATAATAGATAAATTAGCAGGAGAGAACAACATGGCAAAAAAGTATTTTAGTACAAAAACGTACAAGCAAATTGGTCCAGTCGCATACCGGCAATGGAGAGCAGATAGCCACTGCAATCTAATTCACGGATACGCAATGAGCTTCCATTTTGAATTTGAAGCAGACACACTAGATGCTCGTAATTGGGTTACAGATTTTGGTGGGCTAAAGCCCTTAAAGGCCGAACTTGAAAACTGGTTTGATCATACCTTGTTGGTTGCACAGGACGATCCCATGCGCGAGCACTTGCTGGAGCTTGGCAGACTTAAACTGGCAAAGATTACGGAAGTGGAAAAGACCGGATGTGAGGGCCTTGCTGACTTTTTATATGAGTATGTCAACACCATCTTCCTACCAAACTGCGGTAGCGCAGAGGCTGCACGAGTCTGGTGCTGCAAAGTTGAGGTTCGTGAAACTGACAGCAACATGGCCGGTCGGCAAGGGCATCGAGAAGACAACGAGTTTGTTAATTAAAGCACCCACATGAGTTTGGATAACGCATTACCCGGTATCAGTATTCTATTACCCAGCCGAGGACGAACTGAACAACTGAAGCGCAGTGTTGAAAGCTTGATTGATCTTGCGCAAGAGCCAGCCGACATCCAGTGGTGCTTTGGGTTCGATAATGATGACTCGGAAAGTTTTGCATACTTTCAATCCCATGTGCTACCTAAGATTCAGGAATCTGGTGCAAAGTATACCTGTCTCGGCTTCGAACCAATGGGATATGCACGTCTGCACGAATATGTGAACCAACTTGCGCACACCAGCACAGGAAAGTGGATGGTGTTTTGGAATGATGACGCAATAATGCGTACCGCAAAGTGGGACACAACGATCAAAAGTCAAGGTGATCGATTTTGTTTGCAAGCCTTTGAAACACATAAAAAACATCCTTATAGCATTTTCCCTATTGTGCCTCGCAAATGGCTTGAACTGATCGGGCACTTTAGCCAACACCAACTGAACGATGCATGGGTAAGTCAGGTAGCCTGGCTATTAGACATCATGGTTAAAATTGATGTACATGTGGACCACGAACGATACGACCTTACCGGAAAAAACAACGACGCTACCTTCAGAAAGAGAATTGTGTTTGAAGGGAAACCATCAGATCCAAGAGATTTTAATTATGTGACGCGTCGTCAACAACGGTTAACAGAAGCCCAAACAATCGGGAATTATCTCATATCACAGGGATATGATATGAGCTATTGGACGAGTGTGGCACAAGGAAAACAACTGCCCTGGGATCGTATGATAGCTGCAGATGTGAACAAACATCTGTCGACCCCGTCGATGTAATATAAGTACATTATGAAGAAAATTGTCTACGTGACCGGATGCTTGGGGTTTATAGGATCACACGTGACACGGCAATGTTTGGATCGTGGATGGTATGTGATTGGAGTTGATAGTTGTACTTACGCCAGTAATTGTAATTTCATGTCTGAGTTTGAAACGTGGCCCACGTTTAAATTTATCAAATCTGATATCAATGATCTAGACCGATTGGTTGACTGCGACTATGTTATTAACACGGCTGCAGAAACACATGTAGATAACTCCATCATGAGCTCGGAAGTTTTCATCCGCAGCAACATCAACGGGGTGCATCATTTACTGGAACTAATCAAGCAACAACCCAGTCACAAAGCGCCAGTGTTTTTGCAATTTAGTACCGATGAGGTTTATGGAGATATCGAGTCAGGAGCCCATACTGAACAAGATATGTTGCGGCCATCAAATCCATATTCGGCATCAAAGGCGGCTGCTGATATGTTGGTATTGGCCTGGAACAGAACCTATGATATCAAGCATGTTATTGTACGGCCAACCAACAACTATGGCATTGGGCAGTATGTAGAGAAACTGATTCCAAAGTCGATCAAGTATCTTGAACTTGGCAGGAAAATTGATTTGCACGATCATGGTAGACCTGTGCGTACTTGGTTGCATGCCAAAGACACTGCTTGTGCAGTAATATCTATTATCGATGCTGAGTGCACCAATGAGATATTCAATATCAGTGGCAATACCGAATTACCCAATTGCGAAGTAATTAAAAAAATACTACATCTATATTACGGAGTTGATCACAACAGCAATTGGGAAACATTTACCACACCTAGTGTCAGACAAGGCCAGGATGTACGCTATGCAATTGACGACAGCAAATTAAAAAAATTAGGTTGGGCACCAGAGGCCAAGTTCGACCAAGAACTAGAACAAATAGTCGAGCATTATAGGAATAATTTTGTATGGTAAAGAACTATCTAGTATGTTCGGTTCGTCCTATATCAGAAAATTGGATGGGCAATGATAGTTCACAATTATATTTAGACTATCAAGAAATGTATCGTTTAAGACTGGCTAGTTTTGAACACTTTGTAAAAGAACCGTTTGAAACAATATTGTGGACGGATACGGCTACCAACGGCGATACCTGTGCATATCAAAATTGGTTGGACATTAAAGAATTATGGAATCGTGAACCTTGTAACGTATTCTGGGCCGGTGCCGACACACTTATGATTCAGCCTACAGAATTATTTTCAGATAGATTTACTGAATATCGATTGTTCAATTATACTGATCCAAAAAGTTATAGAGATTTTGCACACTATTTTAATGATGATATACAATATTATCCACATACCATGTCAGACGATGTATGGAAACTTGGAGAAGAGTGGTTGACTCAAAGAGAAACCCACCCAGACCGTAATTGGGGTTTTGACCAGCTAAGACACAATGCCATGTTCTGGAACCAAGATATTGATGAGTCCGACATACTGCATCCAGAGATGGCCTATCAAGCAATAAATTTAAGAGTCCTGGCCCAAAATGTAATAGATTGGCATAATGACTGGAACCGTATATCTATAAATCAAGCTCACATATTACATTTTCATGGCAGTCGTGGTAGTCAAGCTGTAATAAACATTATGAGAGAAATGTGCAATCAACTTGCAATTAAAATATGAAACAAATATTAGAAGACATTAAAAAATATATTGATAATAAACAAGCAGACAAAACCTGGGTAGCCGGTAAAGACTTTGTAAACTATGCAGGGCCTCATTTTGACTCTTCGGAGTATGTGGCAGCAGCAGAAGTACTGCTCGACGGCTGGCTTGTTATGGGTAACAAAAGTCTAGAGTTTGAGCGCAAATTTCCAAAAGAGTTTGGGAAGACTCGCGGAGTATTAACCAACTCCGGGAGCAGCGCCAACCTGCTCATGATGACAGCAATGAAGTCCAAGCGCGGATACAACTTCCCGGCAGGAACCAAGGTGCTGATGCCTATTGCAGGATTCCCTACAACGTTGAATCCGACCATTCAAAACAATTTCACACCTGTGTTTTGTGACATTGAAATTGATACTCTGAACATTGACTTGGATCAAGCAGAACAGATTCTTGCAACTGATACAGATATCAAAATTATCACGTTTGCTCATGTGCTAGGCAACCCCCCCAACATGGATCGTGTTATGGACCTGGTCCGCAAGCACTCGCTTGTACTGCTAGAGGACTGCTGTGATGGCTTAGGCACAACATACGACGGTCAACCCTTGGGCAGTTTTGGCGAGATGGCAAGTTGTAGTTTTTATCCGGCACATCACATGACCATGGGCGAAGGTGGCTTTGTAGCCATGAACGACGCCCAGCAAGAAGTCATTGTTCGTTCCTTACGTGAATGGGGTCGTGGATGCTACTGTGTTGGCCCCGATGCCAACAAGTTAAAATGTGGTACTTGTAACAAACGTTTCAACGAGTGGATTCCTGAAATGCCCGGAGAAATATTTGATCACAAGTATGTGTATGACGAGATTGGTTACAATCTAAAACCCATTGAACTACAAGCGGCCATGGGTCTTGAACAAATCAAGAAACTGCCCGAGATACATGCTTTACGTCAACGCAATTACAATCTGTTGTTTGCCATTTACGAAAAGTACGAAGAGTTTTTCCACTTGCCACGTGCTAGAGAACATGCAGATGTAAGTTGGTTTGCGTTTCCTCTTACCATTAGAGCAGGTGCGCCGTTTACACGCATGGACATTGTGGATTATCTTGAAGAAAATCTAATTCAAACCCGTCCCTACTTTGCCGGCAACATCATGTTACAGCCTGCCTACAGCCACTTGATGAATCCTGCAGACGCACGTGACAACTATCCTGTGGCCACACTCACAATGAAAAACACATTCTCCCACGGTTGTAGTCCTGTTATTACACCGGAACAGATTGAGTACATTGGTGAGCAGGTAGATGGGTTTATGAGTTTATTTGGAGTTTAATATGAGAGTATGCGATTGGATAGCAGATTATCTTTATAATTTAGGCATTAAAAATGTCCATGGGCTCATGGGTGGAGGCGCTAGCGGATTAAATGATGGGTTTATTAAGAATGGTAAAATAAACTATATCTGTTATCATAACGAACAAGGTGCTGGGCACAGTGCAGTTGGAGAAGCAAAATTTACTGGCCAATTAGCGGTTGTGAATCCCACCACTGGATGTGCTGGCACTAATTGCACTACTAGTGTATTGGATGCCTGGCAAGATAGTGTTCCTGTTTTATTTTTAAGTGGCAATGTAAAGCTCAATACCTGTAGTGGGTGGATTAATCAAACTCAGGGGATTAATTTGCGCAAATATGGTGTTCAAGAGCATCATATTGTTGATACAGTAAAATCAATTACTAAAATGTCGTACTTTATAACTTCTCCAGATGAAGTTGCCAAAGTTATTCAAGAAGCAATGTATGTTGCTACTACAGGGCGGCCCGGTCCTGTATGGATTGATATTCCAGGTAATATTCAGACTTCGCCTATGCCCGCTGAGTTTGAAACATTTAATATACCAGAACAAACACAGTCACAGGTTGATATAAAATCAGTAATTGATGCATTAGAGCAGAGTCAGCGTCCATTGGTTGTTGCAGGGGATGGCATACGACAATCACGCACAGTGAATTATTTTGTTAGATTTGTTGAAAAGTATCAACTTCCGTTTGTTACTACCTATGGTGGGCGAGATATAACTTCCAATGATTATTCTCTGAATGTTGGTCCTATTGGTGTTCGTGGTAGCCGAGCAGGAAATTTTGCTTTACAAAATGCCGACTTGTTATTGATACTTGGTACCAGTCTTAGTAGCGGTGTCGTGGGCTATGACCCAGCACAGTTTAGTCCATTTAGTTATAAAATTGTTGTTGATTGCGATTCTAATGAGTTAGAAAAAAATATTATACACATGGATCAAAAACATCAACTTGACTTGCAAGATTTTTTTGGAGCGATGCTATGACAAGAACACAATGGATTAAAAGTTGTCAACGTTGGAAAGCAAAATGGCCGATTATACAACAAGAATATCTTCCGCAACCAGAAGATCAGGCACTTAATATCTATGCTGTGTTGCATGCTATTAATCAACATAGCACAGCCAATGATATTCTCATGGGCGATGGCGGCAGTATAGGATACGCAGGCCCTACAGCAATGAATGCCAAGCAAGGACAAAGAATAATTTTAAATCTTGCGCAAGGTGAAATGGGATGGGCATTGCCGGCATCTATAGGTGTATCAATGTCTAGTAATCAACCAGTTATTGCAACCATGGGCGATGGTAGTTTTATGTTAAACATGCAAGAACTTGCCACAGTAAAACAACATAATCTAAACATCAAATATGTTGTTATGAATAACCGGGGTTACCTAAGCATTAAAAATACACAGAACAAATACTTTGGCGGTCGTGTGTATGGCACAAGTTCTGAAACTGGACTTTGGTTTCCTGATTTTGCCAATGTTGCTCAGGCATTTAAAATTGGGTATGCAAAAGTTTCCACTAAAAAAGATCTTGACAATATAAAAGTATTGTTATCGACTCTGGGCCCAATGATTATTGACTGCACTTGTTTATCTGAGCAAGAAATTATGCCTGGACAAGCTCTTAAAAATGGGCATCAAGCAGCATTACATGATATGTATCCGTTTCTAAGTGACAAAGAGATGCAAGAAGAAATTATTAACAAAAAATTGTTAGACCTATGACAAATTCTATGACAAATTCTACATGCAAAACAAACCCAATGTTACAAGACCTAATTGAAGTAAGAGAATCTAGTTACCCTGAACTGGGAACATTATGGTGGCCCAGTTACGATCGAGGAATGTGGGATTACATGCACCAGTATCGCCTGGCACCAGAATTTTTTGATACGTTAATGACGCATGTCACTGGCCACAGTGTCATGGTGCAAGCCGGTGGTAACTGTGGCCAGTATGTACGCCAGTTCAGTAAGAGATTTAGCACGGTATATACATTTGAGCCGGATCCAATAAATTTTTTGTGTTTGACTTTGAACTGCGGTAATAACGTAATAAAAACACAGGCCTGTGTGGGCAATGAAAGAAACTTTGTAAACATAAACAAAGGCAACGACTCTGGCGCCATTCATGTAAGCGGTACGGGTAATGTACCTACAGTAATCATTGATGACCTAAATTTACCGGCCTGTGATTTGATACAGTTAGACATTGAAGGTTACGAATATTTTGCATTGTTGGGAGCTCAACGTACCATTGAAAAATATCATCCTTTGCTCATGTTAGAATGGTGCGAGCCGTGGGCTAGACGATATGGAACTGATGAAAAAATGCGAGATAATTTTTTTAGTGATCTAGGATATTGTCAAATTATAAAACAAGATACTGATATTATTTACAAATACCAACCATGAAAACAGTATTAATTACCGGTGCCAATGGTTTTATTGGCCACTACTTGGTAAAAGAATTTTTACCCAATCATCGTGTGATCTGCATGGTTCGTCCAGGTACCCACAACATGGGCAGACTTCAGGATGTGATCAATCATGTTGAAATAGTCGAGCACGATATTAAAAATCCCTGTGTTGATTTGCCAGCAGTGGACATCATACTACACGCAGGTGCCAATCCCAGTGCAGCCGATAGCTTGAACAATCCTACAGCATCGGTTATGGACAATGTGCTGGGCACACTAAACTTGTTGGAATATGCACGGAATACCGGTGTTGAACGATTTGTGTATTATAGTAGTGCAGAAGTATTTGGCCCTATACCTATCGGTCAAGACAGTCAAGCAACTGATGCCTACAACAGCAATAGTCCTTATGCAGCCAGTAAAGCTGCTGGGGAGGAGTTGTGTGTGTCTTACGCCAACTCGTTTGGTATTGCTGTTAGTATTATTCACATCAACAACACCTTTGGTCCACGTTGCCAAAGCAATCGGTTGCCAGTTATAATCATGCGCCAATTGCTAGCAGGCCAGACCATAAACCTGCACGTGGGCACAGATGGAGTAATTGGCGGCCGGAGATGGCTGTATGCCGGAGATGTAGCCGGCCACACAAGATTTATTCTACAAGTGCAGTCCATACTGTGTGAAAAATGGAACAGTGCCGGAAGTAGATTTATTGATAACCTTGAGTTTGCACAAAAAATAGCCCGCTTGATGGATCTTGAACTGCTATATAAATTAGTTCCGATAGATCGGCCAGGACACGACTTGTGTTACAGCATTGATCCTAGTAAACTATATGATCTAGGGTGGCAAGAATCAGAAGCAATCGATCAACGATTAGCACACACTATTCAGTGGTATCGGGACAATCCCGAATGGCTCAATCGTTGATACTTAACATAAAACAGGAGTTTATATGAGTGATGTTTTCGAAGACCAACGTAAGTTTATGCGAGCATGTGGGCAAACCATCGATACACCCAATGCAGATCAGTTTAAGTTGTACTGTGACTTGATCAAGGAGGAAGTTGCCGAACTGGCTGCTGCTGTTGCCAATAGCGATCGTATTGAACAACTAGATGCCTTGATTGATATCATGGTGGTTACAGCCGGCGCACTGCACAGCATGGGTGTTGATTCGCCGGGCGCCTGGAAGGAAGTAATGCGCAGTAACTTTGCCAAGGTTGATCAACGCACCGGTAAAGTTATTCGTAGAGAAGATGGTAAAATTCTCAAACCCACCAACTGGGAACCTCCCAGGCTCAAGGGTTTTGTGCTTGCGGCATGACAATAACAGTAGCCGGTACAGCCGAAATGTTAGCCAAACAGCTTGTGTAATCTAAATATCTATGTTACACTAGCAATATGAATTCCAAAGAAACTGAAGTAATGAACATTCTTCAAGAAGAATGTGCCGAGGTCATTCAAGCTGTCAGCAAGTGCTCTAGGTTTGGGATTGACAATTGCAAGCCACAAGCACGAGTGACTAACCGGGAACATCTTGAAGAAGAAGCAGGCGACTTGCTTTGCATGCTTCAGTTGATGATGGAGATGGGTGTTCTCAGCGAAAAGAAAGTATATGATGCTGCGCTCCAAAAACGAGCAAAACTGCATAAATGGTCGAATATCTTTACACATGACGTTACAACAGAATGAGCAAACTTAAAATCTCAGAACTATTTTATAGCATCCAGGGCGAGGGACGATACATGGGTGTGCCCAGCGTGTTCTTGCGCACATTTGGCTGCAACTTTACCTGCGACGGCTTTGGTATGCTGCCTGGCGAGAAAAGCCAAGAGCGTATCAAGATTGCTGCTCTAGACAGCTTTGGTCCATACACTAACTACAAAGAACTTCCTCTTGTTAGTACCGGATGTGACAGCTATGCGTCCTGGGATCCTGCATTCAAGCATCTTAGCCCGGTGATTGATACCAAGGACATTGTCAAGAGCATTTGTGAAATGCTACCGCACAAAGAGTGGCGGGAAGAACACTTGGTTATCACAGGTGGAGAACCCTTGTTGGGGTGGCAACGTGCTTATCCAGACCTGTTAAATCATCCGTCAATGCAAGGTCTAAAAGAGCTCACATTTGAAACCAATGGTACTCAACAGTTGACCGGTGAGTTCAAACAATATCTCGAAGATTGGGGTATTGAGAAACGCGGATACAACGCTATTACATTTAGTGTCAGCGCCAAGCTTGGGGTTAGTGGCGAATCAAGAGAAGATGCTATTCTTCCTGAAGTAGTGTGCGAATATGAAAAAGTAGGATACACCTATCTAAAGTTTGTGATTGCGTCCGAAGAGGATGCAGCCGAAGCACTTGAAGTTATAGAAATTTACCGTGCAGCTGGATTTAAAGGGCCTGCTTACCTGATGCCTATTGGCGGGGTAGAAAAGGTGTACGGCATGAACAATCGCAACGTGGCAGCATTTGCAATCAAGCATGGGCTAAGGTATAGCGATCGTCTCCAAGTGACCTTGTTCAAGAACGAGTGGGGCACTTGATGTTTGAATATCTGAAGAAAAAATTTACAAAGCCAGCGGAACCCGAAGCACCGAAGGCTCCGAAGGCCGCTGCTGCGCCAAAGAAGTCTGCCAAGGAACTGGCCACCGAACGCGGAGAACCGTATGTGGCAATCCTTGGGCTGGAGGTTGATCCTGAAAATCTTCATCAGGGCGCATTTGAAATTGACTGGAATGAAAAGTTTGTTGCTAATTTAGTGCGGGCTGGATATCAAATCAAGCGCGAAGACACTGACTCGGAAATTGTGGACCGGTGGTTCCAGAATGTCTGCAGACACGTTGTAATGGAAACCTGGGAGCAGGAACAAGCCATGAACCCGCAACCGTATGTGCGCAGTAGGAATCTAGGTAACGGTCGGCGGGAAGTCAGTTAATCATGCATATCGGGGTGTTTGGAGATAGTTTTGCCGATGCAGATTGTAAACAAGATATTTGGTGGCGTGTGCTAGAACAGCAGTTTGGGCACAAAATTACTTGTCACGGTCGAGGCGGATCCAGCATTGAATACAGTGCAGAGCTACTTGAAAAATATAACAGCCACTATGATTTTATAATTTGGTGTTTGACTCGGCCAGGCCGGCACAGTATCCGGACCAAAGATGGATATCACCACGCCGGTAACATAGCTGGTTCTCCAAAAAAGAAAGAGGAATCTGAACTTGATACTAAAATTAATATTTGTATTGATTACTCTACTCATGTTTATGATCGTGATTCTTCTAATCGTATCTATCAAGCAGCGGCACATGGATTCTTACAGCGGTATCCAAACTTAATGATTATACCTTGCTTTAATCATCCATTGGCTACCGAATTTGATTTATTCTCATTGGGTATTATTGAGATGAAGTATTTCTTCCCTAGCATACCATATCTTAGAGTATTCTCTAAGTACCAAGATACAAGGCCTGCACATTTAACACTAGAGAATAATAAAATACTAGCACAATTGATCAATGATAATCTAAAGCCAGGTATTTTCCAAACTGAGTATAGTAATTTTCCGACCCCAACTGGATCGTTTGAGGGACTATTTAAAATAAACCCATGATATTCAACAAAGTAAAAGAGCTCAAAGAGCAAGGTAAAACAATCGGCATTGTGTTTAGTACGTTTGATATGTTGCACGCCGGGCATATTGCAATGTTAAGCGAAGCCAAGAACTACTGCGACTACTTGATTGCAGGTCTACAAACAGATCCGACCATAGACAGACCAGAAACCAAGAACGTTCCGGTTCAAACCATTGTAGAACGGCAGATTCAGTTGGCTGCTACTCGATATGTTGATGAGGTTGTGGTGTACCAAACAGAAAAAGATCTAGAAGACCTGTTGCTTATCCTGCCCGTGGATGTTAGAATACTGGGCATCGAGTACGCAGCTCGTGACTTTACCGGTAAGACTATATGCACACAACGCAACATCAAAATTATCTACAACGCAAGAGATCATAGTTTTAGCAGCAGCAGTCTAAGAAAGCGGGTAGTAGAATCAGAAAGTTTAAAGAATTGTAAAGGTGCTTAATGATCTTATACGTCAATGGCGATAGCCATGCTGCGGCTGCTGAAGCTGTTAACTGTCATGCATTTGCCGAGGATGATCATCGCTACTTTTACATGGGCCGCGTACCACATCCAGATAACTCGGCAGTCAGCTGGGGCAAAAGATTATCCGATATTATCAAAACCAGTTACAAGTGTGACGCAGAATCCGCCAGTTCAAACACTAGGATACTTCGTACTACACGGCAATGGTTAAAAGATACAGATCTTTCAACTACTGAGGTTTTAGTAGTCATTCAATGGAGCACGTGGGAGCGCGAAGAATGGTCACACAACGGTACCTATTACCAAGTTAACGCATCGGGAATTGATCACGTGCCCGATGAGCTAAAAGAGCAGTACAAAAACTTTGTTGTCGGAGTTGACTGGAAACAGGTAACCGACCAGGCACATCAAACTATTTGGGATTTTCATCTTGAGCTGAATGCATTGGGAGTGAAGCATGTGTTCTCAAACGGAAATAATCACTTTGGCAACATACAGCCGGCGGATCGACGATATTGGGGCAATAGCTATATAGGTCCATATGATCCTGTGTTGACCTACGATCAGTGGCTAAAAAACAACGGTTTCCAAACAGTTGCACCTGATTCTTGGCATTTTGGACAAGAGGCCCATACGGCCTGGAGTCGATATGTGTTACAATACATGATACAACACAAACTGATCACCTAATGAAATATCTCTTGATTGATACTGCAAACATGTTCTTCCGCGCACGTCATGTGGCGTTCCGTGCAAGTGATCCTTGGGAAAAGATCGGCTACGCCCTACACATCACACTGAGTGCAGTGAACAAGGTGGCGCGTAAATTCAACGCCGACCATGTTGTGTTTGCACTCGAGGGGCGCAGCTGGCGCAAGGATGTGTATCTTCCCTACAAGCGCAACCGTGCTGAACTACGGGCTGCTGCTACAGAAAAAGAGCAAGAAGAAGATAAACTGTTCTGGGAAACATTTGATAACTTTACTAAATACTTGAGTGAACAGACCAACTGTTCAGTTATCCGACATGAAAACGCCGAAGCCGATGACATTATTGCACGGTGGATAGCGTTACACCCCCAAGACCAACATTATATTGTCAGCAGCGACACCGACTTTGTTCAATTGCTTGCGCCAAATGTGCAACAGTTCAACGGCATCACCGACGAGCTGCTGACTCTTGAAGGCATTTTTGACGCCAAAAACAAACTCGTAATTGACAAAAAAACCAAGTTACCCAAGACTGTTCCCGAACCCAAATGGCTATTGTTTGAAAAGTGCATGCGTGGAGATTCCAGCGACAATGTGTTTTCGGCCTATCCCGGCGTGCGTGTCAAAGGCACCAAGAACAAAGTAGGGCTGCTCGAGGCATTTGCCGATCGAGAACGTCAAGGCTATGCGTGGAACAATCTCATGTTGCAACGCTGGACTGATCATGAAGGTGCTGAACATCGTGTGCTGGATGACTATGAGCGCAATCTCATGCTGATTGATCTTACTGCACAGCCCGACAACATCAAAGCTGCGGTAGACACAGCAATCAAAACCCAAATTAGACACAGAGATATCGGACAAGTAGGTGCACGGTTCATGAAGTTTTGCGGCAAGTTTGAACTCAATCGTGCATCTGAATCAGCAGAACAATTCGGTCGTTGGCTGAACCAAACATACCCAGGAGTACTTAATAATGATAGTAGCCAAAACAGTAATACCTAATCAGTATTGGATCCTACGGCAAGGTGATACCAAAGTTGGTAACATCGAGGCTGGCCCAGATGGGTTCCAAATCAAAATCAACAACGTTGTACAACAATACAAATCCATCAAGACTCTTAAACAAAAAGTTCAAATTGACTTTGAACCTATCGAGAAGAAAGCTGCGCCTGTAGTTGATAATGAGGTCAATGGATTCCCTACTACCGGACGTCCATACAATGCCATCTATGATGTCAAGCATCAGGTACCTCTCTGGACACGCGAACCCAGGTCCAAGTCTTGGTTTGCTGCCGGATGGTATCGTGTGCGTACCGGCCGCACTTGGCAAGTGGTCCAGAGCCCCAAGTTGATTGTTCTACAACGGTATGAATACAAAGGGCCTTTCCGCAACGAAGCCGAGGCACAGACATGAGTATTCATATCAACAAATTTATCGATAAGATCAAGGCTACCGAAAGTCGTAACCTGCGAGATTTCACAATGTCCATGACTGACGCTAGGGATCTGCATGCCGACATTACCAAACTGCTGTTGGCTGTGCAGGTACTGCAAGAGCGAGTACAGGGCGCTGCTGCGCAAACAACAAACGTTATATCAGTCGAGGTTGAGGGCGGTACCTTTTAGCCAGTGAAATTCGCTCATAAATAAATGTAGGAGTTTATTGATGAGCCGACCCAGACCAACTGTACTTGTTGAAGTAACTAATCGTAGTACATACAAGACCGAGCAAGTATTAGCAGCCGAAGGAGTCTGGGCTGTATTCTTTGACCGCCAGCCCATCAACTTAAAAACCAGTAACCTATTGGTGCAGTACCCGGGTCCCAAGTATAAAAAAGTCAGCTTCCCCAATCAGGGGCATGCTATAAACTTGGCCAAGAAGCTCAATACCCAGTTCAAAACTGACAAGTTTTCAGTAGTGCTGTTGACACAAGGGGAGCAGATATTCCCCAATGAAAAACCGAAAACTTGAAATAGTAAGCAAGCTGATTGACTTGATTCCCGAGGCTCGTCGGGAGACAGCCAACCGGGCCATGGTCACTTGGTGGGCGAACATACGCAGCACTGGTGGCCTCAGACTTACGGATCATGGATACTGTGTGCTGCATGATCTCCTGGAGATTGAATCTTGGTCAGTGGCAATTGAAGACCCACGTAAAACTTTAAACCAGCGGTTCATGTTGGCTCTGGATCAGCGTCTTACTTGGCCTTACTACATAAGTCGAACTCATGTGGTGTTCTTTAGCAGTCGAGACGCTGTTATGGCTACTCTACACGGCGACCTTCGAGCGTGGATTGACCTAGTCGAACCCCGCAATCAATAATCTTTAGTATGTTGCGTCGCAACATAAATAAGTAGAAACCATGAGTTTCTGCATACTTAACAAAGGACACATCATGTTAGCAATCTTAATCAAATTTTTCGATCATTTTTTTTCATCAGCGAGTTATTCAAATGAGCTTGATAGGTTCGTGCTCAGTAAAAAGCCGACCTCGGTAATAGAAATGGAATACTGGGTCAAAGAATACGATCGCAAGATGACTCGCGGCCAAGGCTGGATACTATGAAGACAGTAATCAAGGCCATTTGGGACTTTTTAGCAGCATGGGGAGAGATCCGGGCTGCTCGCCATATAAGCAAGCTGTACTAACTATCATGAAATCCATAACCACCACCATGCTAAATATGCTACAACGGTTGGCTGAAATGTTTCCGGATAGCTCTTATCAAGCACGATTAGATGCATACCTAAATTCCCACGGAATTATCGATTCCATATAAACAGCAGCTGACCCTTTTGACTTTAAGGGCACAGCAAGCATGAGACAATTTCTAATATCGTTAGCGGTAGCGATCATTGCCGCAACAGGCACACCCGGCGCAACAGCCTGGACACAACGTGCTCCACAAGATCCGGAAACTTGTAAGGTTCATGCTCCGTATGGGTTCCCACAGACAACAGGCGTGCAGCCAATTTGCCGGCAAGCCTACTTAGTAGGGTATGATGCAGCAGCCAAGCTGCCTAAATACGTGACATATGAGCTACTTCCACAAAATGCTCTTGGTTGTGTTGCTCGCACTAATGCTTTTGCCACCGATCAATCAGTCGCAGGAGGGGCCACTGCTGCTGACTATGCAGGCACTGGCTACGATAAAGGTCATATGTCACCGGACGGAGATCTATCTTGGGATGTCCAGGTAGAGTTTGAATCATTCTTGATGACCAACATGAGCCCGCAGGCTGGTTCCCTGAATCGTGGCATCTGGAAACTGCTCGAGACCAGCATTCGTGGCTGGGCCGTTCAACGCAATCAAAGCTACACGGTGTACGTGGGTGGGGTGTACGATGCAAAGAATATGAAAATTGGCTCCGGGGTCGTGGTCCCAAATGGTTTTTACAAGATTGTAATCAACAATCAAACCAACGAGATAGCCGGCTGGGCATTCCCGCACCTGGCTCCGTACCCCAATTTGGGCAACGACTTGACCAAGTTCCGTTTGCCGGTTACGCAGATTGAAGCAGCAGCAGGTGTGCAATTTGCATTCCCTAATGCTGCGGTTGAGCTGCAGCCCGGTACCGAGTGGCCTGTGGACTTTGGCAAGTTAACCCAGGCCAAGCGTCAAAAATGCGGCGCCGCAGCGGTTGACAATTAATTCATCCTGTGCTATACTGGGCACTTGATCGAAGTTCTTCGGGGTAAGAGCCAAAAGTTCAGCGGTCGACCATTAATTCATCCTGTGCTATAATGGTTACATGGTTAGAAAAAAGCGTTCAGATCGTACCCACATTGTGTATGCCTTAGTTTCGGGCAGCGACTTCTACATTGGGGTCACTGCAAAGACTGAAACTACTGTGCAGAAGTCAGCGCAGACTCGTTTCAACAAGCACATCTATCGCTCACGTAGCGAGGACAAGAGCTGGCTGCTGTACGAAGCTATGCGCAAACGGGGCACTGAAGCCTTTGCGGTTCTTGTGATCGACGTGCTGCGCGGCAAGGCCGCTGCTCATGCTGCCGAACGCGAGATGATTCGCGAGCTTGCACCCAACCTGAACACTGATGTGCGGGTGCGAGCAAACGGTTGACTCGAAATGGCACTTGTGCTATAATGTTTTTACTGTAGCAAAACGGAGCAAGAAATGATGTATGCTAACTATCGCAAGCCTGTGCAGCGTCAAGCTAACCCTGAACAAGTCCCGGCAGTGGATGCACTGCGGGCCGTGCTGCCTGCACTGGGCTACGGCGACGCCAAGTTCGCAAACGACCTGTTGGGCAACTTTGCGCAGTGGGGCCGGCTGAGTGAAAAACAATTGCACTGGGTCGAGACTCTGACTGCTCGTGGCCTTGCTCCCAAGCAGGCTCCTATTGCGCAGGTCACAGTGGATTTCAAGAACATTCAAGACATGTTCGACCTGGCTGGCAAGACGCTCAAGCGCATCAAGGTCAAGCTGCAAGCTGTAGGCGGCCAAGCTGTGGTGTTTAATCGTGCTGGCCCGATGAGCAAGTATGCCGGGCAAGTCATGATCACAGACGGCTTGCCCTTTGGCGAGAACAAGTTCTTCGGGCGGATCGATGTTACAGGCGAGTTCTTTGCTACCCGTAACGCCACGCAAGAAGTGTGTGAGCTGGTGAAAGAGTTCAGCGAAGACCCAGCAGGCACTGCTGGCAAGTACGGCAGGCTCACAGGAGGTTGCAGTTTTTGCAATCATGGCTTGAAGGATGATCGTAGCACTCAAGTTGGCTACGGTCCGGTGTGTGCCAAGCGGTTTGGATTGGTTTGGGGCTAAGGGATTACGGTTGACACGAAATTCAACTCGTGTTATAATGTTTTTACTGTAGCAAAACGGAGTACGAAATGGCTTATGTGACCCAAGCAACCAAAGCAGCAATTGCACCCAAGATCAAGGCTATCCTGAAAAAGTACGGTATCAAGGGATCGCTCAGTGTTCGCACTCATTCCACTTTGACGCTGACTCTGAAGTCCGGAGCTATCGACTTCATCGGCAACGGCAACGAAACTTGCAGTCAGGATCCGTACCAATCTGCAAAAGATTTCAAGCCCAACACTTCGGGGTCCGAACAGGTTAACCCCTACCACTACGGTAGCCACTACAGCGGCCGGGCCAAGAAGTTCCTAGCAGAGGCCCTTGCTGCCATGAACACTGGAAATCACAACCGCAGTGATGCAATGACCGACTACTTTGATGTGGGCTGGTATGTTGACATCAACATCGGCAAGTGGAACCAGCCCTACATTGTGCAAGCTTAATAATAAGAGAGTCCAGCAATGCAAAACGAACTCGACAATCGACTTTTTGACAAGTATCCGAAGATTTTTCGTAATTCCCACGGATTTGAAATAGACAACGGCTGGTACAATATTGTTGATAAACTGTGCAACAACATTCAATCCCACATCGACTGGGGTCGGAAAACACGTACCCGAGCGTTGAGATTTAATCGAGCACTGAAGCGAGCCATTGCCGGAGATCGTACCAGCATCACTAATTTCTATTTTGACAAACGAGAAGTTCCAACTGATCACTGGATTGGTGACCGCATCAACCAACACATTCGGGATGAAGAGTACAGGGAAGTTCCCGAGATTGTTCAGCAAGTGGTGGCTGTCCAGGTAAAAGAAAAGTTTGGGACCCTAAGGTTCTACTACTCGGGTGGCGATGAGTTTGTAGCTGGCTTGGTTGCCATGGCAGAATCCATGTCCGGTGTCACTTGCGAAAGGTGCGGCACTCCAGGCAGGCTGCACGGTAGGGGCTGGATCAAGACCTTGTGCGAACAGCATGCACCGGTTGACCAATAATTCCCGTTCTGCTATAATAGCTTTATACAGTTAGCAATTAGGAGCAAAAGATGGAGATCGAAACATTGGCGATAGAAATTGCACAGCTTTCAAACGTGGATCTGGCCAAGTTGGCAGATGTGTTGATGGCGCAGTTTAACGCCCGTGCCGAAAAGTTGGCCTGGAACCTGCAAGTGAGCAGCACCGACCAAGCTCTGCGTGGAGGCATGTGAGCCAAGTTAGAATCTTAGATGGTGATCGAATCAACGAGTTTGAAATGCTCACTGTGCTGGACTACATGCAGAACAAGTATCCTGCCCAGCACTACA